GCTTTCAACATCACTGAAGCGCTGGCCCTCATGGGAAAAGGCCACGACTGGCTCGACGAGATCAAGCAGGGGCAAGACGCCTTGCTTGCCCTATCGCAGCGCGGCGTGGCCAACGGAATGCGGTTCATCATGACAGCCAAGCAGTGGGCAGCCCTGCAGCTGGTGATGGACCTGCATGAGGAGCAGTTGGCGCATGCCACTGTCCATGACATTGAGAAGGCGCACGACTTTGTCCTAAAGGCATTGGCCCAGGGCAAGGCACGTGCAATCGTTGAAATTCAAAAGGAAACCACATGAACAAGTCTGAAAAAGTCCGCGAACACTTTCGCAAATTCCCCGGCAGCAGCGTGGCCACGGTGGCTGCGAAGTACCAGGCGTCTAAGCCTATGACCTACAAGCTGCGTAAGCAAATCTTGGACAACATGTGTGAGGACCCTACGATGGTGTCAGTGCCTGAGCCTGGCACAGGGCGCAGCGTTCTTGTTTCTTCTAAGGCCATAGTTCTGGCAGCCAAGCTGGGACTGAAGCCTGAAGAATATGTTAGAGAAGGCGTAGAGCGCGGACACTTGAAGTATGAGGATGAGCGCGAGCCGGAGGTCGAAACAATCGGAGCGGATGAGACCATCAACGAGCGTGCCCAGGACTACGGCAAGTTCAAGGACGGCGCTGCACTGATGCAGGGTATGAAACGACTGGTCGCGGACCACGCAGCCATTCACGACAAGACCTTTGCTGATGATCAGTGGGAAGCCCTGGAGATGATTCTGCACAAGATTGGCCGCATCGTGAACGGCAACCCCGACAGGGTGGATAGCTGGGTAGACATCGCGGGCTACGCCACACTGGTCGCGGACCGCTTGCAGGGCAATGCACGATAAAAAATTAGGGAAACTACTGAGAAGAATTGGTACGATACCGCTATAATTTAACCTCCATCAACAGAAAGAGAGAAATAGATGAACTTCAACTTGAACATCCACCGCGTCAAAAGCATCCGTTTCAGCGCGACCCGGTCCAGCAAAACCAATGACATGTTTTCCGCCTCGCGGGACATCGTCATTGAAACCGAAGAGGGCGACTTTGAGCTGACCCTGTTCTCGGTGTACGTTGACGAGGACTGCGACGAGCAGCTTTTGGAGATCAGGGCATGACCGAATTTGAATACACCTGCTGCGGCGTCGGCTGCATCATCCGCGTGCTGTCCTGGGAAAACCACCGCCCTGCTTACATTGGCGGCCCACCCGAGAACTGCTATCCCGCAGAAGGCGGAGAAGGGGAGTGGGAAGTCCTCGACTGCAGGGGCCAACCCGCGCCATGGCTCGAGGCCCAGATGTCCCACAAAGAGCGCCTGCGCATTGACGAAGCTGTTTTTGACCACATGGAGAGCTGATATGACCTTTGAAGACTGGTGGCTCCAATTGAGCAAAGCAGAGCACAAACTCATCGGCCAAGAAAACGCCAGGTTTGTCTGGCAAGAATGTCAGAAGTACACCATGATGACGATCGAAGACGCCTGCAAGGCCCAGGTGGCCTACGACCAGGGCATGAAGGACGGTCGCGAACGCTACGAGGTCCACGTGGCCGGCTGGACATTGTCCCCGGGCGTGCTGCCAGGGAACATTTGGATCAGCGACGCCGGTGGCGAAGGCGGCGACTTTCATATCCACGAACTGGCGGAGGTTATCGGGAAGTTTTACAAGGAGAAGTTTTGATGAAAGACGATGACGAAAACGAGGACATGATTTTCAGCTTTATTCTTGTTGCAGTCACCATATTCACTGTGCTATTTGTTGTGGCTGGCGTTGCCTCACTCATATGGAGTTGGCTATGAGAGTACTACGCAACTACTACCTTGACCGCGAGACCTTGCTGAAGATGTACGACATACTGAAAGGAGAGATGCCGTGTATGCAGAACTGATGTTCAAGATACCCGAGGAAAGCATGGAGTTTCAGATGGCCTCATGGGGTAATCGGTACTGGGCAACACTAAGCGACATCCGCGAAGCCCTGCGCCAGCACACTAAGTACGGAGTGAGCAGCGCTGCCACCATTGACAAAATTCAAACCCTGATGGACGACATCAACCCACTGATGGAGGAGTTATGAAGACAATCATCCACGTAAACCAGCACAACATTAAGGCTAACGCGAAAGGGGCAGACTTACCTGTGCTTACCGTCAAAACGTACAAGTCTAATACACGCTGTAATGCCGTGTCAGTAAACGGCCCGAGCAAGGTTGTCTACAGCCCGAACGGCCCGCTATCTTGCGGCGCGAAAGTATGGATTGAAACACATGCAGAGGTGGAGACAACATGGAATACATAACTGACTTCTTCGCACTGGTGGCGCTGTCTCAAGCATATGGAGTTGGCTATGAAAACACCTGAAGACGAGGCGTTCGACGAATTGGCAAAGCGGCAGGGTGCATGGGGCGGTGGCTTTCAAGCTAAGAGAGCAATGGCTGCGGCTAAGTTGCAGGACGGGAAATGCAAGGTGTGCATTGGCGGATGTGCGGCTTGTGATGCTAGGGCACAGCCAGCGCAGGAGCTTATTTACAAAATTACTGTAATTGACAACGCCCATCCTAAAGGAATACCTTTTGAAGATTGGGTGCAGCCAACGCAAGATTTGGACTATTGGATTCGTGAGGCAACGGCAGCGCGGCAGGCAGAGATGGCGCTACGCCGTGAACTTGAGGCACAGCCAGCGCACTGCCCGTGGGTTGGTTTGACGGACGCCGAAATACACGGTACGCCTGGGTACAACGAAACGCGTGAGATGTACCTATTTGCCCTTACCCTTATTGCCAAATTGCAGGAGAAGAACACATGAAGCTATATAACGTACCCAGAAATAGCACGATCGTGCTAGAAAATGGACTGGAGTTGAAGTTCCACCACATCGACGGTATGTACAGTGTGTGTACAGATGATGAGGGCAACGTATATCACATCGGCGCTTCGGAAGAAGTGGAAATCAAACCAAAGGAAACAGAATGATACCCAAGAAAGAACTTGCGTTAGACAGCCTTACACGCGTATGCACAGAGGCTATGAACCTAATCAACGAATTGATTAAGTGCGACGAAAGTGCGTACCAAAAGGGCTATGAAGATGGCATGCGGGCCGCGTTAAACGTACAAAAAACGATTGAGGAGCTGAACGAAACTGGGGAGAATAACAATGGATGAAGATGAAAAATACCCGTCAACCTACCTGGGTGACGGCGTGTACGCCAGCTCTGACGGCTACTCCGTGTGGCTGGCGGTCAACCACCACGAAAACAACGTGGTGGCCCTGGAGCCGCAGGTCCTGGCCCACCTGGTGCAATATGTTGAGAGCTTGAAGGAGCAACAAAAGGAGCAAACCACATGAGACCCGCAATCTTTTCGACGGAAAACCCACCTTACCTTATCGCCTGCGTAGAAACTCTGGAGTACGTCAACGGCTTGCGCAGAAGGATTGAGGTGCAGAACGACCAAATGGAGCACCTGGCCGCCCAGGCGCAGGAACTCCTGGCGAAGGTGGAGGAACTCAGCTCGGAGCTGAGGAAGTGACCCCGTCCCTGCAGGATATTGTCAAGGCCCTCGAGCCACGGGCCATGGTCCAAATAGTGGTGATCACGGCCGGCGGGCAGAAGTACGCCCTCTTCGGGCCGGTGATGGGTAGCGGGG